AGAAGACACTTCTTTCTTGTTCATCATCATCATCGTATCCATCATATCGGTCATCAATATGGTATTCACGAAGTACGATTGCAGCGGTATTTTTTTTTTACCGATAGCCAATACCTCCGTTAAATCGGCTTCGGAGTACTGTTTTACATAATAAAACCATCTCCACAAGAACGGATAGAATAGCTTTATCTTCAAAAAACCATTAAGAATGATACATGCGGCAGTCTGATAATTAGCTACCGCATCGTTTCCTTCTTTAAGTATGATCTGATTGATCTTTCTTACCGTCCCTGCATGAAGCCATTTGATCTTATACGTCTTGTTTCGTATCTTGGCGTAATCGGGTAGATTCTCTATGATAGAGTTTAATTCGTCTTGCGCTTCTTTAGATGGTTGTTTTACAGTTGCCATAGCTTTATTCTAAAAAAGGGCGGTGATTTTTCGCACCACCCTTAGTGTTATTAAAAAGGATTATCCGTTAAGATTTAGCTCCATTCAACAAGATAATGTCAGCTCCGTCATTATTAGGTTTCGGGAATATCTGAACATTAAAGTAAGCAGGAGTACCAGAAGCAATAACAGGATTAGCGAACATCTCCACATTAGGAAGTGCAATCAATCTCGTTCCATCTTCCGAAGCCAGAATAAGCGAACCAGTAACCTTTTTCGTTTCGGTAGAATATCCTTGTCCGGAGATATTAAACCCATCAATAGAAGAAGTTCCGGTAATAGCCGTTCCCTTTTCAGTCATAAATAGTTTTGCAATGTCTTTATTAACCGATGCAACCTGCATTGTAATGCTTGGGTCTCCAGCGGTAACATAACTTGCCCATTTCTGACCGGTAGTTATCTTAACTGAGGAAATACTTACAGCCCCACTGTCAAAAGAAAAACTGTCTTCAATAACGGGTAGCTCATAACCAAGCTTCGTAACTGTGTTTAGGTTTATGTTTACCGTCGCGTCATAAAATACCCTTTTAACCTTGTCAAAAACCGACTGTAAATCAGTCAGCTTATTCGTAATTGTAATTTCTGCCATAATTGTAAATTGTTAAATTGTTTATTTTGTCAAAATATCAGCGTACACCATCAAATAATGAAATCCTTTGTCGTCGCTACCTCCAGAGACAAGTCTCGGCGAAATAGCCGTAAAATTATCGGTAACTATCGGGAATAATGCTATGACCGACTTGTAAAGATTGTCCAACCCTTGTACATCCTCAACTCCGCCTGCAAAGTCTTTCTTAAACAGGTCTATGCGTAAAGATGCTTCTTGATAGGCATTTCTGTCGCTCATAGTTCCGGGTATGTCGATAACCATGAAACTCGTTTCTGCGTCAGGATTAGACGTAGGCCTGTTAGGTATATATACCTTGCTTATCGTGGATAATGTGGTATATAACGAAAACAGAATGTCTCTTCTCGGAAATGCTTTTGCCATTATTTCATCGGTTTCATGTTGGACATTAAAATCGAAGGAGCTTCGGCTTTAGTCTTTTCGAGTACATTACCCTTCATCACATCTTGAATGTAAGATGAATATTCAGTCCCCGAACACATGACTATCTCCACTCCTTTCGTCCTTGATTTATAGCTGTTCAAGAAGTCAAGCGCAGAGTCTTTACCATATCCTCCGTCGGTATCCACTTTTGCGTAATAACTTCTTGTTCTGCCTTCCCAGTCTGGTGATAACTCTACCCTGCCTTCTTTCTTGGTAAGCTTACCTCTAACTGGCGGCTTTATTCCGTCGTCTTGGTAGTAATATACAAACGTACCGTTTATATATAAACCTACAGAATAGCTGGTTATGGTGTTACCCGTAAATGATCCTATTGGTGATTTGTAGTTTTGTTGCGCATGTCTGACAAGTTCGTCACAAGCATCTTCAAGGCACTTCTGTATATGCTCGAAAGCTATCTTTCTTGCTTTTTCAAGACCTTTATCCAATGCTGCTTCGTTGTTCATTGCCCGGTTGCGTTAAAAAATACGGTAGTCCCCAAATTACCCGCACTGACTTCTACCACAGAACCATCAAATGTCCCTGTTACATCAGTTACGGTCAAAAGATCACCTACCTTAATTGGTAGAGTTCCAGGTATCGATAATCCGTACTTTGAAATGACGACCTCATTAAAGCGTGAAGTGTTCGTGTATTTCCTGCATTCTCCTTCATACACGACTTCTTCCGTACCCTGACTGAACGGGGTTGGGTTGGTCATTCTATAGACCTTGCACGTATGAGGAAATCTGGGGTTATACATGAAACTTCATGCCTAAAGGATTCATTTTAATAGTTGATTTAGTCGTTTGCTCTCCATACTTGCTGTAAATGTAATTAGCCATCTGCATCAATCTTCCGTTGTCCGAAACTCCTTTTTGTATGCCTCCTTCTCTATGTTTCCACCCTGCATCCGCATCATATACCGTAGCAGAAGTGCTTGGCAAGGAGGCACAATATACATATAGGTCTGCTTTGCATAACTCAAGGACTTTCGTAGTAATGGACATAGCTGGTGTACCCATCTCTACGCCTCTCTTTATGAAGATTGACAATAAGGCTTCGTCCGATACAGTGTAACCAACACACCCCCGCAGATATGCTTCTACGGGGATAGTGCTGGTAGTATATTGAGTAGTTGCCATGTCTATGCGGTTACGGTGTAAACACACATATATCTCGCAACTTGCGGAACACAAAGCGCATATATTTCGCTCTCAACGTAAACGCTTTTAGTTTGAGATTCGAAACGTTGCGTGATAAGTGTTCTGCCTCCATCGAAGAATGCGGTACGTACAGTAGGATCACCAGTTAGTACGTGTTGTGCAGTCTTGATAGTCCCAAGCTGTCCATCTGGTACATAAGCCACATTCAGAGGATTGAAGTTTTCAACCCAGTCTTTTTTAAGAGACTTTGTTACAGAATCGTACTTGTCAACCATTGCCTTAGAATCTCTCGGTATGATAGGACACCCTACCATACGATTGATAGCAGCGGCAATGGCGTCATCGGCCAGGTTCTGTGCATAAGAAAATGCAATAGCGTCAGTCCCAGCAGCAGGATAAAGCATGTGCCCGATACGAGTTAACACTTTGCTGTGTGTAAGCATATCATCATAGAGGTCTTGCGACATTTCGAAATGACCCATAGGATAGCCGTTTTTCTTAGCCCATTTGTATTTATCCTTCAGATACTTGATAGGATCAGAACTTGATCCTTCGTTTGCGATCGTATGTTCGTCAGTTTTCCACCAACGATTATCGCCAGACAATGCTTCTTTATTACCTGCAGGAATACCGAAGTCAAACGTAACCCCCTTAATACCTTGAGGGTTGTTGTTGGCGTCAATGGTAAACTGACCCGTAGAAACTATACGCATACGTTGATGGGTAAGTCCATTGTAATTACCTGCTATCAGTTTGTCAATAGAATCAAACTGTAAGCTAAGTAATGCGTCTTGCGTTTCGCTTGTTAAAGCGGCTTCTCCATATTTCTGCGCCAAAATCATTCTTTCACGAAGAATCTTTTGATTCAACGCAAATCCGTGTTTTTGGGGCGGTATCTTGTTAGAACCGATCTTGAAAGATTCGAAGCTCTTATAGAGACCAGGAGAGTCAATATCGGTATAAACAGGGAGTGTAGCAACGCCCAAGTCAGCCTCTAACTGTTCGTAGGTGAAATCTAATTGAATTTCGTCGTCCCACTGAAAGCCGTCAGTTTGAGGTGCATTATACTTCTGATAAAACCTGTCAACGAATTGCTGAAATGATGCCCCGCCTAAACCGAAGTCTAAAAGATCATAATATGATTTTACATTAGTTCTCATCGTCTATCCTCCTAATTTAAGCGTGTTTAAAATAAGTGATTTGTTTCAGAACGGCTTTTACAGCATCAGGGATTGCTTCTGCAAGCATATCTTCAAACACCATTCCTTCATATACGACAGTTCCCGTTGAGGCAGCGTTTGTTGCGTCTGCATCTACCAAAACATCATTATATAAAAGACCGTTAATTTTTGCAATATCGTCATCGGTTGCTGGTTCGACAGGGGCAACACCTTTAATAGCAACGGTAAAGCCGCCAGTTACACCCGTTGCTCCACCATCAAACGCCGGTGCTGCTTTTCCACCAACGGCATTTGCTGTAAACACAACAATATTACCCCCTGCGTCGGCAGACCATCCATCATAAGTGCCGGCAGCAATCTTTGCCGCAACTCCATCTGCCGTATCATTGGCTGCAACGGTAATAGTTGCAGCCACACCGTTAAGCGTAACCGTTACATCGCCAGCGGCGGTAGCTCCTGCGGTTATAACCAGCAAATCAACCTCTGCAACACCCTCAACACCTTCGGTTGCCGAAGATATATCGCTTGCTTTAATTATTTTAATAGTACCGTTTACCGTATCAAGCTGGCACATAGACCCTGCGGGAATAACACCATCAGCGGCAAAATCAGCCGCATTCGAAATGCGTCCCCCAACAGGATAGACCTTCGGAACATCTACCCAGATGTTCTTCCCAGAGCCGAACGTTTTTTCTTTTCGTCCATAATTACTCATAATCTAATTTTTTTTAATGTTATTATTCTTTTTTAGGCATTTTGCCTTGTTCAACCTTTTTGGCAAAGAACTCATCTAACTTACCTCCGTCATTTTTTGGCGGATTCGGATTACCTTGATAAGGTACTGCTCCATCTCCCAAGTAAGACCTTAGTTTTGCCTCATAAGTAGGTTTTACTGTCTCTAAAAGTGATTCTGCAGTTGCATCTTCGGGTATGTCGATAGTAGATACTATGTCCTCCCATAAAGATTTACGAGCCACTTTAAGAGCGTCGGCCTTCGACTTGACTTCGTTACGCAAAGAATTGACCATGTTTAATTTTCTCTCCCTTTCGTAAGCCTGCTCAAGCGCTTCGAGCCGTTTCAGTAATTCTGCATCTCCTTCTTTCGGGTTCTCCGACTTAGGTTCTGCTTGTTGCGGTTGGCTATTTTTTAGCTCACTCATTTTTGCCTCTATCTGTTTCTTTACCGTAGTGGCTGCAAAGTTCGAGATGTTGCCTTGAAACGATTTGATAAGCTTAACTGCTTTGTCGTAAAAGGCTTCATCTGGCTCTGCATCATCAGACAGGTGCAATTTGATGTAGTCCGAAATGGACTGATCGGATACGTCGGTTTGTCCGACTTTTGCTTTGATTTGGGATAAGATTTTTTCTGTCTCCATTTTTTGTTTTTTAATTATACAAATGTAACAAATATTTTCAACAATACAAAGATATTCTTGAAATATTTAATGAATTTATGCGAAGTTATTAAAAGAATTTATTATGTACAACAATTTTTCTATTATTCTAACAATTATCGGCGATTATTTTGCCTAATAATTCTATATTTACGTCAAAATCACTATATTTGCGATAAAGTTTTTAAAATGGATAGATTTGTAACGATTAAAGACAAAGATTTCTATTCGTGGGATTATATTGAACATCTCCGTAAAGAAGATGCCAAAAAGAGAAATCCATATAAAATCATTGCGCAGCGTGGAGGACAGGAGAACATGTTGTCGCAGAGCGCTGATATTATTTTCGGGGGCGGAAGTCGTGGCGGTTCAAAATCCTTTAGTCTTCTTTTAGAGGCCTTAAAAGACTATCAAAACAAAGATTTCAGGGCTACTATTTTTCGTAGGGAGATAGATGACCTTTCAGACCTTATAGACACTTCTCATAGCGTATATGGCGACTTTGGTACATACAATAGATCTAAGGCAGATATGACGTGGAACTTCTACTCTGGTGCATCACTGAAATTTAACTACTATTCGGACAATTACGAAGAGTTTAAAGTCAGGATGCAGGGTAAACAGTATGCGTTTATAGGAATAGACGAAATCACGCATATAGAGTATCAAAAATTTAAGTATCTAATAACCAACAATCGTAACGCATTCGGGATACACAATAGAATATGGGGAACATCTAACCCAGACCCTGATTCTTGGGTAGCTAAATTTATCGATTGGTGGATCGGAGAAGACGGACTACCAATACCCGAACGAAATGGTGTAGTAAGATACTGTTTTATGGACGGAGACGATGTAAGCAATATATTCTGGGGGAACAGTAAAGAAGAGGTATATGAACAATGCAAGGATACAATCGACAAATATTGGTTACCATCCTATGATATTTACGGATCACCTGCCGACTTATTCGTTAAATCCGTAACCTTCGTTGAGGCCAAGCTTGCAGACAACATTCAACTCATGCGATCAGACCCTACCTATTTAGCCAACCTTGCAGGTCAATCAGAAGAACAACGTTCGAGAGACCTTGAAGGTAATTGGAAATACAAGTCGGTTGGCGATGATATGATCAAGATGAGCCACATGGAGGCGTTCTTCAACAATCCGCAACAAACAGGCGACGGAGTACGAAGAGTTTCGCTTGATGCGGCATTCGAGGGAGGAGACAACCTTGTTATGTGGTTATGGGAAGGATGGCATATAAAAGATTTGTTTGTATGTAAGAAAGATTCAAAAGATACCGTAAACGTAGTTCGTGCTAAGTTAAAAGAATGGAGAGTATTAGAGGAGAACTTCACATACGACCTTAACGGGATAGGACAGATATTCAAGGGATTCTTTAATAGTGCCGTGCCGTTTAATAACCGAGAATCTGTGGCCGAAGAAGATAAAGGACTTTACGATACAATCAAATCACAGGCGGCATATCTTTTTGCAAAGAAGCTTATCAATAAAGAAATATCCATAGAACCGACTTTATTGGATTACCGATTTGAGGCCGGCAAGAATAAAAATGTTCAGTTGAGGCAAATACTTATGGATGAACGAAAGGCTATAAGAGCTAATGCGTCGTCTTATGAAAAAGGCTTTTCACTGATAAAGAAGATTGAAATGAAGAAATTTGTCGGCCATTCACCAGACTTTATAGAGGCCATGTTTATGAGGATGATCTTCGAGATAAAATCGAAGAAGAGCAAAGGTGTACCGAAATTGGGTACGAAATTTATTAGTCCGCAATTTTCTTACAGACAAACATTTAATACACGATACCATTAACGGTAAATAAATTAATTATGAAACCAATCGACATTAAAACCAAGAGAGTGTGGAAGCGGATAACTCCCGCAGGGTATCTTTCTCAATCGAGATTCATATCTACCGAAGAGACGCTTTCTGCAATGAACGACAACATGATGTTTCAGACGGTAACTCAAGCAGACTTTCTTCGAGAGTTTTACCCTTCTG